TTTTAGAGAAGGAGGATCAATGAGCAATGAACTTATAACCTCAGATCAATTAGCTGAAGAGCTTGGTGTAAAACCTCAAACTGTGCGGCTTTGGAGAACCAAAACACGCAGGGGGCATCCTAGTGGCCCTAAATGGACTGTCATTCTTAATAACACTATTCGATACAACCGATTAGATATTGAAGATTGGCAGAACAAACCTAACAACCCTATTTAAAAAAAATTATTATGTTAAACGTAACAGCCGTTGGCAATCTAGCCTCAGATCCAGTACAAAAAGAAACTGCAAAAGGAACAAAAGTAACCAGTTTTACCTTGCTTACAAATGATCAAGATACTACTACACAATTTGATTGTGCTGTATGGGGCAATCGTGGTGATGTGATTGCAAACTATGTAAAGAAAGGTAATCAAATTACTGTTGTTGGTCGTGGCAAGTTAAAAACCTTTGAGAGAAGGGATGGAAGTGCTGGAGCATCTATTGAGATTAATGTTGATAATTTCACATTACCAGTAAGAAGTAGAGACTTTGAAGCGATCCCTGCCTAACTTATAGGGGCATTAAGGTAGTTCACAAAAAGCCCTCTTAACAACAGCTAACACTCCCTAGTTAAGACTGAATTTTTTGTTCAATAATCACCTTATGTAAGACCCCTTTTTTTATTTATGACAACAAAGGAATTATTTTAAAATGTCTAAAGGAATAATAAAATTTGAAAAAAGTGGTTACATACCAACATCTATAGAAAACTGTCAAAAATGTGAAACAGTTTTGCATGATTACGGAATTTATCTAAATTCTGATCCAGATATTGCAAATGAACATGAAGATATTTTTAAATATCTAGGAGAAGAGGGTTTAAAAGAAATATATGAAAAACAAGGTAAGACTAACTATGCAGTTCTTCCGAAATATCCAAATGCACCCTTTATTATTTTTAAAAAAGAAAAAAAATGACAACAGCCGAAAAGATTACCGCAGCAAGAAAACGTATTGCTGAATTAAAACGACTCATTGAATTATGGACACAAAAAAACTAATAGAAAACTACCAGCACCAGCTTGCAGAATTAGACAGACAATACTGGTTTGAAAATTTACCTTTAAAAGAATTTATTGTTAAATCAGACGGTATTATTAAACGTATGAATGAATTAGAAGATGAAAAGAGAAGAACATCCATCTGGCAAAAAATTAAAATTTTTGCAAGAAAACAGAAGAAAAAACTTAGTAAGATTATTACTTGATGTTGAACTTCGTGGTGTTGAACATAGAGTTCATATCACCAGTGATTCAAGAGCAGACCTAACAGTAAATGATGGGAACTGGATCAATGATCATATCAGGACTGCTATTATCAAACATAACTATGAAATCAATAAGATACCAAAACTACAAGTAAAAGATTTTAGTATCAAGGAAATTAGAGCTTACGAAAACTCAAAATGCCAATAGGACAAAAATTTCAAATCAATCAATCTGTAAAAAGAAATCACACTATTGGATATTCTGCTAGTAAATATAAACAGTATGTTGGAACAGTTAGAGAAGCTTTGACAAGGAAGAATAAGGTTGGAGTTGCTCAGTATTATTACAAAGTTTTTTGGGAGGATGGAAGATTATCTGAACACGCTCAACATAGTCTTAAATCTATCTAATAAAGTTTTTTTAGTTTTATACTTTTTCTTTCTGATTTTTTTTATATCTTTCATTTCCTGTACTGTAACTATCGCTTCAAGTTCTACAAGCCGACCAAGTAAAGATGCAAGAAATACATCTTGTTTCATTTGATGCCTTATAAGGTGAGTACAATATCTTTTTATATTATCGTATTCATCACTTTTCATGATTTCCCTACACCTCATTTCAACTGAAAGTTGAAGTTCTGGAGGTGCTGGTTCAATTTCTATATTAAGAAATTTTTCTGGGTTCATTTTACTGGGAAGAGCTTTTCTTCAATCATCTTGACTATCGCATCATCAACGTCATTATCTGATTTTGCCGCAAGATCTTTTAAGAGTGATAAACAGGCTTTGCGTAAAGATTCTGATTTTCCGAACTTAATGAAAAGATTTATTAGAAATTTTGACATTTGTTTGTGTGTTCTTTTTCAAACATACCAAACATTATTGAATCTTGCCTTCTAAACGACTTACGGTTTCACTCAGTTTATTAAGTCTAAAATAAATATCTCTTATATCTCTTTCTCTTTTGTTACTCATATTAGATAAAGTCATGGCTAGTGCTGTAACTGCGGCTCCTATTAATGCGGCTTGTACCTCTGGCATTGCTTTAATCTATAATTATCTCTATTATTGTAAATAAAAACGTATTATGGCAGAGAAAATAGCCGAAAAAGTGCAAATAGAGGATGAAAAACCAGATTATCAAGAAAAAATTACTTTTTTAGTTTCTACAGTTGCACAAGGTTTTATTTTAACTTGGTGTTTATTAGTTTTATCTCTTGGGTATGTAAAACTGCCTAATAAATTATTTGGTTTAGACATACCAGATCAACCTAGAGTTGATAGCACATTTGCTGCTGGTTTGTTAGGGAACATTCTAGGTGGACTTGGAATAAGTGTTAATGCAGCACAGGGAGCAAAGAAGAAAAAGAAAGAGAATGAAACAGCAGCAACTAATAATACAAACTCAAATGGAGAACAAATTATAATTATTAGGCAGCCTATTGAGTTGATAACAAACAAACCAGAAGTTATCAAAGTTGACCCTACTAAATCAAAACCATGAAAAAATTTATTCCGCTTTTACTTTTGATTTTTAGCCCTGCTTCATATGCAGATATAACTCAAAAGTTCACAACATCTGCACAGATAAGTGTAGATATGCCATACAGCGTTACTAATAAGCTTGGTACGACTTATTCAATATCTGGTAACAATATCACTCCATCTGTAACTAGTGGAGGCAGCACTACCTCTGGTCAGATTGGAGGACTCAATGTTTCAAGTTTGACCGCAGGTGTGCCAGCCTTGATTCAAACTGACAAAGCGATAACTACAGCAGGGTCGGCCTTCAGTCTCACAGAAGCGGTAACAATAGGAGATGCTACACCATCTGCTGTTACTCCTTCTAGTGGTATAGCAGCTTTACCTCATTTATCTGGTCAAACTACTGTTGGCTCTGGGGGTACTCTTGGGTCTGGAGCTATGACATCTCTTTCATCAGGAGTCCATACTTGTAGCGGTGCTTTCGGGTCAGGTTCTAGTTGCATTGGATCTACTACTGTCCAAATTACCATTGACTAAATTTTGGCTGTTATTAATAATATTATTCCCTGTCAAAACTCTTGCAAATCCAGTAGTTCCTACCTTCAGAACTGGATCCTCAAGTACAAATTCCACCAGCCAATCAGTAATAACAGAATCAATAACAAGTTATCAATATCGAACTGGATATTCTCTGAGTGTTTCAGGTACAAATATAGAGAGTGCAGATGTTAATGGGTACATTAATTCGATCCCAACAGCAGAATCTACTCAAAGTGTTAATGGCATTAATTTTTCATATACAAGTCCTAGTCTTGAAGGTGTGCCAAGATGGAAAATAGTCAACCAAGGCCAGCCATTTTCTTTAGTAGAAACAGTTATTGGAAGTGGAATAGACACAATAACAAAAATAGATCGAGTAATAAATACAACCACAACAACTTCCGTAGAAACTACCTTTGGGCAATAGCTCTAATCCTTTGCCCTACAAAGGTTTTAGCTAATACAACAGTTGCAAGTCCTAGCAGTAATGCACAAGGAACTGTCAACAATAATGCCACAATGATTGCTCCGCAAAGCACTCCACAATTTAGAATGTCACAAGGTATTGTTTGTTCTTCTCCTAGTCTTACGATTACTCCTTATGTGACAGATGCTTGGTCATTCAATCGACCTATAGAAACTGTTACAAGACAGAATATTTACGATGAAGATACTGGAGCGATTAAATATGTGCAGGAGACACCAAGATTTGAAAAAGATAACTATAACTTGAACTATGGGATCTCAGCACAGATCAGTATTCCGTTAGGTAAAGCACCTGAGTTATGTTTAAAAGCAACAGAAGTAAATATAAAAAATCAAAAAATATTATACGAAAAGACAAAACTAGAACTTGCATTATTTAGGCTAAAAGTATGTGGAGAACAGGCAAAGTTAGGAGTACAGTTCG